GGCGAGTTCAGCCGCTTCAAGGTCGGTATCGAGGCGCTACAGTGACAGCAAAAATGCCCATCATGTCTATGCCACTGCCTGACGGTGGCGCTGTCGTCTGTCGTGTGGAGGCGATCATGGCGGCTACGACTAACATGCGGAATGACCAACTAACTGACGTTTACATCGACGTGGCGTGTCCCGAGGGCATTACTATTGATATAGACATCGACTCTTTTACGACTAGCTGGCTTGCCGCATTACTAACTACTATCGACGATTGGCGACTAGAGCATGGTCTGCATTAAGTGCTGGAAAGACATGGTGCCGATGTTTACTGCGGCTGACTACAAGCTAGAAGGCTGGGCTTGCAGTTGCGGACACACAGAGAAGGCCATACTGCGCGAGCGCCGATTCACAAAAGAGACTTACTATGGCGATAAAAAGAACAAACGCGGACATCTGGTGCAGTAAGGCAGTACGTTTACGTGACGGCGCTTGTGTCCGTTGCGGCAACACAGAGACGAATCAGGCGATGCACATTTATGGCCGCAGAAATAAGGTCATCCGCTACTCGCTCGATAATTTGTTGACTGGCTGTTATACCTGCCACCGCCTGTTCACTGAGTCGCCAATCATGTTTGCGGATTTTTGTAACGAGTACCTTGGCGAAGGCCACATGGACATACTGCGTGAGAAAGCGCGTGGGTTCATGAAAGACAACAAGGCGACCCGTGACGAGATAGCAAAGCACTACCGCGAAGAAGTCCGAAAGAAAGAGCAAAACCCTGACCACATCATCGTTTCGTATAACTAATTGACCGTATGCTATAATACGCAGACAACAAGAGGATGTTGTCATGTGTGTACAGAGTCAAAGGCAGTATTTTGCGGAGCGGCACCACATTGTCGTGACCGACAAAATCACAGAGCTATTGAATCGACTGGGTAGAGACAAGGGCATCGGCGAAGAAGAGTATCTTAAGCGCCTATCTCGTCACCCTAACGAAGATCAATTCGTCGCAGAGATTGCCCGCCACTACGGGTGATTGAAAATGTCACGATTGTCACATTGCGCCCATTCCCCCATATTATTTACCTAAATAGATAAAAAAGTGCTTGCAAGGGATAAAACTAGCTTGTAGATTAGTACCCATAGTCACTGATATAAGGAATCAACAACATGGAAACAACTTACTACGGCATCGAAATTTACCAAGACCCAGAAAGCGGACTCTTTGTTTTTTCACAGCATGGCTGGGTTTACGAGGTAGAAACACTCGAAGAAGCTAAAGCAGAAATCAGGGCCGCATAAGCGGCCTTTTCCTTGGGGGGCAGATGAGTAGTAAGTTTTCAGAGCAGATGACACTGACAGAGGTAGCCGCAGTCATGGGCATATCACGTCAGCGGGTAAAGCAAATTGAAACAGCGGCGCTGAATAAGCTACGCAATAACGAAAAAGTGAGGGTTTTGTATGAAGGAATTATCGACGGATGCGATGGCGCTAGGCATTATAGCAATCATCTTGATCATTACGGCGTTCGGGATAGCAGGGCAAGGTGACTACGAAGAGGCGCTTGCGATAGAGCAAGAGTATTGCGAAATGGTAGAACTGTGGGGGCAGACCAATGGCAGAGACGGACATCCCGACTGGCGAAAACTTTATTCAACGGTTTGTAAGAGCGACTGACGAAGAGCTAGAAAACTGGGTCATAGCGTTGCAAGCGGCGCATCAAATGGCAAAGCGCCATGAAGAGGACATGGCTGTATTATCAGATTACAGGGTGGTTAAGCTAAGAACCAATGACGAACCTCCCTTAGAAATCGTCCGCTACAGTCCGTAGCACGATGGTGTGAGAAACCCTTTGCCCGCTCTGTGCGGGCTTTTTTTTGCGGCAAATAAATACCGCTTATTTATTGTCCGCACCCTTTTGGCATATATTGGTATAATATGCGGCGGGGGACACTATATGTTGCAGACAGTAACAATAGACTGGCGGCCCGTAGAGCAGGGCAACATGCCAAGGAATGAAGGTAACTACCTCGTCGCATTCGATGACGGCGCGGTAGAGACATACCCCATGTCAGACCAAGACATCAAACGCGGAGAAGTGAAAGACGGGCAAACACATGGCCTATTATGGGCCGAAGGTATACCGTCACCTTTAGACTATGGCGAAGACTAGACAACAGCGTGAACGAGGCATTCGGCAAGACGAGCTACGGGCTTATTTAGCTGAGAGAGGTCGCCTTGATTACGTCTTTGATAACATTGAGAAAATAGAACAGCTAGACCCTGAGTCTGACCAGCACTTCGACAAGCGCCTGCAAAAGCTAAAGATTGCAAACGAGCAACGCATCAGATTGCTTAATAAGTACCTCCCAGACATGAAGGAAGAGCAGAGCGAAATCACTGACCTGCCGCCAGTTGTAATACAGCTTACGAATGCAACTGACGCCACCTCAGTCTGACATCTTTACCTGTCCCGATCGCTTTCGTGTAGTCGTAGCTGGCAGGCGTTTCGGCAAGACATTCCTAAGCACAGCAGAGCTACTCAATCGCGCATTAGCAAAGCCCGACCAGAACGTCTGGTATGTGGCTCCTACCTACAAGGCGGCTAAAGAGATTGCGTGGGACATGCTGACCAGCCAGATTCCGCGTGAGTACATTGATAGGACAAATGAGACGGCTTTAACTATCAACTTTAAGAATGGCTCTAGCATATCGCTAAAGGGTGCTGAGAAACCTGACAACCTGCGAGGGCGAGCCGTAGACTTTGTCGTGCTAGATGAGTTCGGCGACATGCGCCCCGAGGCATGGTTTGAGGTGATACGTCCTTCGCTATCTGGCAGGCATCAACAAGGCTCGGCACTCTTCATTGGGACACCTCGCGGCAGGAACCACTTTTACGATTTATATGGCAAAGGAGTAGATAGAGATGACGGGTGGCATTCGTATCAATACACAACGATTGAAGGGGGAAATGTCCCACCAGAAGAAATTGAGTCAGCTAAGGCGGACTTGGACACTAGAACCTTCCAGCAAGAATACGAAGCCCAATTCGTCAACTACAGCGGCATCATCTACTACGGATTCAAGCGAGAGGAATCGGTAAAACGACACGATGGCGACCGCTCAGTCATACACGTAGGCATGGATTTTAACCTCGACCCGATGTCTGCTGTCCTAATGACACGCAAGGGCGACACGCTTCATATCTTCGATGAGGTAGTGATGTTTGGCTCGAACACCGATGAGATGGTCGCAGAGCTTCGCGAACGCTACGGAAATGGTACAATAGTGATATATCCTGACCCCGCCTCTCGGCAACGTAAAACGAGCGCAGGGGGTAGGACAGACCTGTCTATATTGCAGAACGCGGGTTTCGAGGTACGCGTCCGAAACTCTCATGCGGCAGTACGGGACAGAATAAACGCGGTAAACAGTCGCTTGCTATCGAATGATGGACAGCGGCGGTTATACGTTGACCCTAAGTGCAAGAAGGTGATTGAGTCATTGGAACGCCATACCTACAAGGAAGGCACCAGTCAGCCCGAGAAGGATGGCTTTGACCACATGAACGATGCGCTTGGCTATGCGGTTGAGTATTTATTCCCAATCAAAAAGGCGCATCAGCCAACAGCACCGCAGAGGTGGACGTAAATGTATTACGAAGACATCGAATACCAGCACCCCGATTACGAAAACAATATCGCTCGCTGGGAGTTTTACCTTAGGAGCTACATGGGCGGGCAAGACTACCGCGATGGGTCATACCTCACTAGCTACCTCAACGAAGACAAGAACGCTTACAGCAGACGCCTAGCCTTAACCCCGCTGGACAACCATTGCCGTAACGTCGTGCATGTCTACTCATCATTCCTGTGGCGTATACCACCTACGCGCAACTATCAGCAGATGGAAGGCAGTGCCGACCTTGAGGCGTTTCTGAAGGACAGCAACCTCGACGGGCAGAGCTTTAATAGCTTTATGCGTGAGGCGCAGATATGGTCGAGCGTCTACGGTCACGTTTGGGTCATGCTTGATAAGCCGCAATCTACAGCAGGCACACGAGCAGAAGAACTGGCGCAAGAGATACGGCCCTATGTCACACTGATTACGCCTGAGAATGTCTATGACTGGAAGTACGAGCGAATGCCTAGCGGTCGGCATGAGCTAACCTACATGAAAGTCAGGGAGTCAGTGAACCGTATTGACGGCACGACGACCGAAACGTATTTCCGCATCTGGACGCGTGAGACGATACAGTTGATTCGCTACCACGGTGACGAGGCTAACGTCATTGAGACTATCGACAACCCTATCGGCAAGATACCCGCAGTACACCTACCCTCTAATCGCTCAGTGGTACGCGGCATTGGCATCAGCGACATCAGCGACATCGCCTACATGCAACAGGCTATTTACCAAGAGCTATCGGAAATCGAGCAACTAATTCGTATCTCTAATCACCCGACACTGGTAAAGACTTACGACACTGACGCTAGCGCGGGTGCTGGTGCGGTGATTAACATCAGCGACGACATCGACGCAGGGCTAAAGCCGTATCAGATGCAACCCTCGGGCGCTAACCTAGACGCGATACGCGCCTCTATTGAGGACAAGATTGAGTCGATTAACCGCATGGCTCACATGGGCGCAGTCCGTGGAACAGAGGCAATCACGCAATCAGGCGTAGCGATGCAAACAGAGTTCCAAATGCTCAACGCAAAGCTGGCTGAGAAGGCGGACATCTTAGAGCTTGCCGAGGAGCAATTGTGGCAGTTGTGGTGTACATGGCAAGGGCATCCGTTGCACGAGGTAGAGATTGACTACCCTGACAGCTTCGACATCCGTGATTACGATTCTGAGCTTCGCTTCCTACAGCAGACACGCGCAAGCGGCGTCAAGTCTGTCACCTTGCTTCGCGAGATTGACAAGAAGATTGCTGACCTCGTACTCGACGACAACGTACTGGCACAGGCGCATGAAGAGATTGAGACTGCCACTACAGCGGTCGGTGACTTCGCGAAAGAGACGCAGATTTACAAGTACCACATCGACAGCGGCTTAGTGACACCTAACGAGG